TACAACGAGCTGAATATCTCGGTGGAGGAACAACCCCGATCGCTATTTCGCCAATCGCTCAAACGTCAGGCACGTCGGTTACTGGCTCGGATACTCCTTTAGGTAACTTAGGCGCAATCGGCACAGCCCTGATGCACAACAACGGCTTTACAAATTCATTTACAGAACACGGCGTAATCATTGGCCTTGTTTCTGTAAGAGCCGATCTAACGTATCAACAAGGTGTCCACAAAATGTGGAACCGTTCTACTCGATACGATTTCTACTTCCCTGCTTTCGCCATGCTTGGCGAACAGGCAATTCTCAATAAGGAGATTTATGCTACTGGAACTTCTACAGATGATCAGGTCTTCGGCTACCAAGAACGATGGGCTGAGTATCGCTACAAACCTAGCCAAATCTCCGGCTACTTCAAGAGCACAGACGCTACTCCGATTGACGGATGGCATCTCGCTCAACACTTCAAGTCACTCCCAACGCTCGGAGCAACTTTCATCGAGGATCATCCTCCGCTCCAGCGAGTTATTGCCGTAGGCGATTCCGCCAAAGGACAAGAATTTATCTTCGATTCATTCTTCAATGTCCAAATGGCTCGACCAATGCCGATGTACTCAGTACCCGGCTTAATCGATCACTTCTAATGGGCGATCTCTTATCCGGCGGATTAAGTTCCCTCATATCAGGCGGATTAGGCCTGATTGGGGGAATTGTGAACAACAACGCCAACGCTAATCAGGCGCAAGTTGCTAATCAATTCTCAGCGCAACAAGCTCAAGACCAAATGGACTTTCAAAAAGAAATGTCCAACACGAGCTATCAGCGAGGGACTGCGGACATGGAAGCGGCCGGCCTTAATCCCATGCTCGCATATAGCCAAGGCGGAGCTTCGGTTCCGACTGGGGCTATGGCCGTTGGCCAACAAGCACAAATGCAAAACGTAGCAATTCCAGCAATTCAAGCGATGAATAACACCGCTAGTACTGCTCTTAGCTACGCTAAAGCACCAAGCGAAATTGCCAACACAGTTCAAAACACCAAAACGTCATCCGCTCAAGAATATGAAACGGATGCCCGTGAGGGAAAGACCCGAACAGAAACAGACGCAATTATTAAAAAAATGCAAAAAGAGATCGACTTGCTCGATTCTCAAAAGAAACTCAATTCGGCAGTTACTGCCAATGAGTATCAACAAAACAATATCCGTAAAGCAGACGAGCGTTACGGACAATCTGATTACGCCTACGGCATTAAAAACGTAGGCGAAACCACAAACGCTCTAGGGCGTTTAATTCACAAATAGGAAACCTATGAAAATCGCTCCAATTCAAAAGCCATTCGTACGTACTCCGTACAACTACTCTACAAAAGAGGCTTCATTAGCCTCAGGGCTAATAACCCCTGAGCAAACTCTTGCCAAACAAGAGTTCAAAGACGAGTGCGACATCAATAATGTGATGTTGCAATACGCTCGCACAGGCGAGCTTCCTTATACAACCCTAAAACCGAGCTTTGGAGACTTCCGAAGCGCTCGGACATACCAAGAGTCCATGAACCTCATAATCGAGGCTCAGAACTCGTTTAAAGAGCTCCCAGCTATGGTTCGAGCACAGTTCAAGAACGATCCTTCACAACTGATCGATTTCTTGAACAATCCTGCCAACAAAGACAAAGCCATCGAATTAGGCCTAATTGATGGCGTAATTACGGGTAAACCCGTAGATGTAGAAACCCCGAAGGGGGAAGCCCCCTCAAGCGCAATTTGAGGGGGGCACCATTACCTTACTTGATGTAATGGTGCCAGGTGACAGAAAACTCACCTGCTTCAACAACAAAAAACACTCAACAACCAAGGAATTATGACCATGAAACCACTAAAACGTAAAGCTGTTAGTAAAACTAAAAGCGCAAAACGCTTTAAAAAGCACGTAAGGCAAACTAAATCGGCCAACGTCCAAGCCCCTATGCGGGGCGGTTGGCGCATGTAATGGCCTGCTATAAGCCCCTAACAGCTTATTTGACGAACTACTCTACAAACTACGAAACCGGGAAACTCTATCGTCGGGTAACCTTCGATAGCAAAAACCCGGATATACACTCCGAAACTCAACTCCCATGCGGAAAATGCGTGGGATGTCGCTTAGAGAGATCAAGACAATGGGCTGTTCGGTGTATGCACGAGGCCAAAATGCACGAACAAAATTCGTTCATTACCCTCACATACTCAGATCAAAACCTTCCGGAAAACAATTCCTTAAACCATAGGGACGTACAACTCTTTTTAAAGCGTTTACGCTTTACATTAGGTAAAAAAGTACGCTACTACATGTGCGGAGAGTACGGCGAGAACTTCGGCCGTCCTCACTACCATATCGTCCTCTTTGGTCATGACTTTGAAGACAAAAAATACTTCTTCAAAAGTCCTTCGGGTTCTCGGGTCTATAGATCCGAAACCCTAGAAAAACTATGGCCTTTAGGCCATTCCAGCTTAGGGGATGTGAACTTCGAAAGTGCGGCATATGTCGCACGATACGTCATGAAAAAAATTACAGGAGAGCAAGCAAAAACACACTACGGGGAAACAACATCTCAAGAAACGGGAGAAATAAAATTAAAAAAAACACCCGAATACAACAAGATGTCATTAAAACCCGGTATAGGACAATCATGGCTCGACAAATATCACCAAGACGTATATCCATCAGACCAAGTAATTATCAGAAACAAACCCACTAAGCCACCACGCTTCTACGATAAAAAATATTCTTTATTTAAACCTATTGAATTCGAGGCAATTCAGCACAATAGAGAGAAAGAGGCTAGAAAAAACTACCTCGATAACACACCTGAACGGCTCGCCGTGAAGGAAAAAGTAACAGAAGCAAAACTCAACAAACTCAAAAGGAAACTAGCATGAAAAAAACAATCGTCGCTGTATATGACAAGGCATCAAAAAGCTACGGCCAACCAATCTTCGCACCAGCAATCGGGGTCGCTATTCGCTCATTCACCGATGAAGTAAACAACAAGTATGAAACCAATCAGATGTACCATCATCCTGACGACTTCACTATGTACGATTTCGGCGTGTTCGACGACAATACTGGAGCCTTCGAACTACACCCTGAGCCTGTCAAACTCATCACCGCAAAAGACGCTAAAAATCCAGTTGACGCACAAAACTAACTTAGATTAAGATTTATCAAACCGAGGGGAAATGGGTTAGGCCATTTCCACCGGAATAGGGGGGAATTCAGTTCCCCCCGCACCTACAACTCAATAAACATAAGGCGCAATCTTATGATGCACAGAAATCAATCTGTGGACACTCATCGATTTTCGATGATTCCACAAGCGGAAATTCCACGTTCCGCTTTCAACGTCCAAAAGACACACAAAACTACATTCGATTCCGGCTTACTCATTCCCGTTTACGTGGATGAAGTATTACCGGGAGACACATTCAACCTCAATATGACGGCATTTGCCCGTCTAGCTACACCGCTATTCCCAATCATGGACAACATGTATATGGATAGCTTCTTCTTTTTCGTCCCTAATCGCCTAATTTGGACAAATTGGCAAAAATTCATGGGCGAACAAGACAATCCCGGAGATTCAATCTCATACATTATTCCTACTTGCGATAGTCCAGTAGGCGGATACACAACAAACAGTCTCCATGACTACATGGGACTACCAACAGTCGGACAACTCGACGCAGAATCAACATTCACACATGCAAACTTATGGCCTAGAGCCTATAACCTCATTTGGAATCAATGGTTCCGTGATGAGAACTTACAAAACTCAATCCCCGTGCCAAAAGGCGATGGCCCCGACCTCGCAACAGACTTCGTTCTGCAACGTCGTGGTAAACGTCATGACTACTTCACGAGCGCACTTCCGTGGCCGGAAAAAGGCGGTAACGCCGTAACGATGCCTTTAGGCGCAACAGCCCCAATCTTGGGTACTGGCTATGTAACTACTGGATCCGTAGGCATCACAGGCGCACAAGCTCCTCTTACATTTGCTTATGCTTCAAGTGGCCAACCAAACTCGGGTAACAAATACCTCGCATCTAATGGCGGTCAATTCCAAGATTCTGGACACGACATCGTTAATGTGGGTTCAGGCATGTACCCCAACAACTTACAACTTGATCCAACGGGCTTATATGCCGATCTAGCCGATGCAACTGCATCCACTATCAATCAATTACGCACTTCATTCCAAGTGCAAAAACTACTCGAAAGGGACGCACGTGGCGGAACTAGATACACAGAGATCGTTCGTTCACACTTCGGAGTTGTATCTCCTGATGCGCGTCTACAACGAGCTGAATATCTCGGTGGAGGAACAACCCCGATCGCTATTTCGCCAATCGCTCAAACGTCAGGCACGTCGGTTACTGGCTCGGATACTCCTTTAGGTAACTTAGGCGCAATCGGCACAGC